TCAGGCTTCAAAATACGCTGAAAAAATCTCTCCGTAATGAATCTCCACTTTTTTCGATGCATTCTTTTTCATCTTTTTCGTGATGTGTGTATAGATGTTTTTGGTCGTCTTGGCATCTGCATGCCCTACCCGATTCATGATGGTGTCGAGATCCACTTCGGCTTCTGTCAACATCGTCACATGGGTATGCCGGAGAATGTGCGGACCATCCAGCTTCGTGATGCCGGCTTTCATGCACAAGCGCAGATAACGTCGATAAAGAAACTTGGTCGAAAACGGGTAGCCGGTCTTCGGACGGCAAAATACAAAGTTCTTATCGTGGTAATCGGTAAAATTTTTCCGGAACTTCATTCGGTTTTCTAACTGGTTCAGTTTCAATCGTTTGAGCATGCTGATTACATTGTCATCGATATCAACGCTTCGAATCGATTGTACAGACTTCGGCGGCGTGAGCTCATAGTCCTTAATGGCACCTGGACTATCCATTGTTTTAGTGATCCGGATATGACTTTTTTCAAAGTCGATGTCCGTCCATCGAAGGGAGCACAGTTCTCCAGCTCGCAAGCCGGTAAAGGCAATTAAGAAGAACCATTCCTCGTCAAAGATGAGTCCGTTAGATCTTGTAGCAGCTAAGAAGCATTCCAACTCGTCGCGCTCAAAGTACTTTTCTTTGATTTCCTCTCTCTCGATTTCTTCTACAGTTTGGCGGCGTCTCGGAATAACAATATGGTCCACCGGGTTATCCATACGTAGTCGTTGCTTTTGGGCATGGCGAAAGATGAAGTTGGCAGTGACTTTTACATGCGTAAGAAGAGACTTGGAAAAGCCTTTTTGATGAAGGTCCATAATCATGTCCTGAATGACCTTGTGAGTGATCCGGCCAATGGCGAGATCGCCAAGGTAAGTATTCACCAGATTAACCGTCGACTGTCGGCTTCGCACTGTGCTTTTCTTCACACCGGATTGCTCATAGACAATCATCCATTCGGCAGCGTTTTCGCGGAATGGCAGGTGATTCGCCGTTTGGCTGTCAATACCCGATTGCAAGGCTTCCAGTGTTTCCTTGACCTTACGCTGGGCCGTACTCTTTTTAACCGATTGCCGACGAATGGGGTTGCGTTTATTGGTGATCGGATCACGTGGACCTTCAGCGTAGCATTCCCATTTGCCGCTCTCTAATTTTCTGCATTTCATGGCAAACACTCCTCCGGTTCACCGTAACATCTGAAAGATGAACATGACGGTAATATTCCTGATTAGCAAGAGGTGCAATGTGAAGAATTCACATATGCTGATAAACTTGTGAGTATTGATATCGAACATCAATAACTCGATTGCAAATTGCGCATGTAACGCTCCAACCGTTTCTCGGAGAACTTTTGCGTGACGCCAAATTCCTCCTGAAGCATCCACACGGCTTCTTTCGTATGATTCGGCAGCTTCATGCTGTCCAACATGAAAGAGGGGATGCAAAGGTGCTGCGCGAAGTTTTCAGCCTTCCATTCCTGGTACTCGCGCATAGAGAGGGGAATGAGTGCCTGGTTGCCAGCATGCCAAAGGGCGTGGCATAATTCATGGCCGAAGTCTTCCCATTGCTCAGCAGCAGATTTTCGGCTATCCAAAAAAATATATCCGAATACGAACATGGCATCTTGCTGGATATAATGCACACTCATGCCAAGACGGGAATAAACATCCTCCATATTCAATTGGTGAGGGTGATAAATGTCTATTCGATGCAGCAACTTTTGTATGTATTCTTCTAAATTATTGTATGTATTCGCCATTTCAACACTCCTTTAGAACATGTGTTCCCTTTTAGTATAAAAGAAAACCCGCCTTTTGGAAAGCCGGGTATTTCATAATTTAGTATAGAGTTAAGGTATTTCTGCTATATCAGTCAAAACATATAACTCTTTTTTTATACCGGAAGTTGTATTGAGAATAATATTTTTTTCTAACTCAAACTGATATTTCTTGGTAGCAATGACTAAGCCTTTTTCGAAGATCTCGTGATGAGTCTTAACAGCTAAAGAATCGCCATTCTCTTTTAGAATTTTTAAAGAGTTAACGGATCTATTTGCACTATCGATAATGCCTGAAACTGAAATATTTTCAATTTCAGTTTTATTTTTTATTTCATCGAACTTTTTATTTATTGAATGGATTACATCTTTAGTTATGCGAGTTTCCCTTTGTTGGTCAATAATAGAAAGGGAGACTTCTTCTTTCTTCAACTCTTTAAACCAGTGCTTAGAGACAGCGAACGTCCTTAGTCCAAACTCCTCAATAATAAATGAGGGATCCTCACTAGGAATGCGGAAAAGAAAGTCTTTTAGTTTTTCTAGACCTTCTTTGGTCAAAGAACCATTAACGAAATAATCATCTTGCGCAATTAAATGCATGTTGAACGAGCCTGGAGAATTGTATTGCATCACAAGTTGTGATGAATCGATAATGTTTTTTGGAATTATTCCTTTTACATTCCCTTTTCCGAAAGCATCATTAAAAAGAGAAGTGAAAACTCGCTGGATTCCTCTCGATACAGACCCTAGCATTGCCAAGCTGACTTGTCCAGGAGCTAAAGTAGAAAGAATGCTAACAACAAAATCTTCTTCTTCATTACCGGTAACTTTATTTCGTTCAAACAATTTTATTTGATCCATTGAAGCCTGTGCCATTCTGGAGTACTTGGATTCTGAAGCAATAGAAGCGGAAGTTTTCTCTAAATCGGCTAGTGACGGAAAACTGCTTTTTGACAAAGATTCCAAACCGTTATTCATAACGACAACACTTCCTTTCATTCCAAGTCACTTTTCTTTAATTCTATTATACCTTTGGGGTCTTGGTTTCTGTCGAAACAAAATTGCCCCATCCAATACTTTTGTTGGAATTCCAATTGGCCTCTTGCCTCGACTTCTTCTTTAGGAAGAGTTTCATAGTCAACCAGGAAATAGGGGTCACAATGCACTTGTGCTCCGTACTGTCTGAAATCATTCTTATGATTTAGAGCGGGTAAAGTTAAAGGGTGTTCGGCATCTAAAAAAAAGACGAAGTCAATGTCGTTAGGATCAAGCTTATTAGTCATGTAACTACCATCAACCCAAATCTTTGTAATAGCTTCAAAGACATCAATTCTTTTTAATTCCGCAAAGAAAGCTCGGAACCCTTCATAATTTCTTTCCCGAGTTTTTGATTGTGCAAACGATTCTATAAAGAACTGTTTGAACTCTTCTATAGTAACATTTTTTAAAATACCTGGAGTAAGATTACCACTTTTATCAAAGTTCAATGCACTTTCTGATGACATAACATCTAGTCTCCTCACCTTGATTCATTGGAAAGTGAAAACTTTCTCAATTCAACTTAAAAAATTTTCTTTTCTGCTTAAAAGAAACCCCCGAAACAACAAGGGTTAAAAGTTATTCAATTTCACTTAGAGAAGCTTTCATTTGTTCTGCGTTGGTTCTTACAGCTTCACTATCCACAGCATCGACTTTCCGATATGTATATTTAGTATTCTGCAAAAAATCAAACGCGAATGAATCGATAGGTTCCATTAGCTCATCTTCATAAAAAATGTCTATAGCTCTGGCTTTAAAAATATTTTTAAGCATGTATTCATGATTTTCAATATCCGCCAAATAAGTTCCGTCTTTAAAATCACTTATGATTTGTTCTTCAAAAGTTGTTATTTCTTCTTTAGTAAACTCGTAGTCACTCACTAAAGCCATTACCGCATCGTGCTTTTCGGTTTCGCTCTGGTCAGTAGCTGCAATCTCGATGATTTCATCTTCCCAAAAAACTTTTCCTTCAATTGGTTCTTCTTCCGCTACTTCTCCTAGATCGTTTTCATCTTCTCTGGATCCGTCGCGATCAAATACTTCTTTTTTCTCATCAGACGCTTCAATTTCTTCATCCGCGACTTCAGCTGGATTTTCTTCTTCTGATATCACTGGAGTTTCTTCCTCAGCAAAGAACGATCCAATAAATCCGAACAGAAACAAGTAAGCAATAACAGCAATGATTTTCTTCCAAGTGGTTCCTGATCGGAAGCCGAGAATTTTTTGATGCCATCTACGATCAACCTTTTCAACCTTGGCTTCACTTTTTTCAATGGCCAGATTGGTGATTTTCTTACCCTCATTCACTAAACGGTAATTCTGGCCATTCAATGTTAAATTTGTTCGCATAGCCAAGTGGTCCACTTTTATCTCTTTTACATCTTTCCAGAGGACGTGATCTAGTGGTTGCAGCGAATCCTTCTTTAATAAATAGAAAAACAACCCGGTATCTGTAGCAATAGCGTACTCTGTATTATTCTTACTTCCTTCTATTGTTCCGTCAGTAATGAATCGAATATCCGTGTGTTTAGCCGAAGCCAGTTCTTTAATTTGTTCTATTTTCGATTTTCCTTCTTTTATCTCACTCATTTTTTAACCCTCCATTTTTTAATGATACCCAAAATAGGAAAATATTTCTTCATTGTCTAAAAGAAAACCCCGCAACAGCAGGGGTTAAAGACCAAGAAGCTCTTTCTTTTTTACATCAAATTCCTCTTGAGTTAATACGCCGGCATCCAACAAGCTTTTGTATTTAATAATCTCATCAGCAGCACTAACGGCGGTATGGAACTGCTCTTTATTTTCCTTCTTCTCGCCACCACTTATTCTAGCTCGAACAGTTTCAGCGAAAATTCTTACATGTGCTTTTTCAATCTGCGTAATTTCAGCTCTATTCCAAGAAGTGAATATAGTGACTTTTCCAAACATTATTCCCGTCGAATATTGTATCGAGGAAATTTTGTCGTATGGAAAATCTTCAACCTTTAGGCCACCAAACATTCCTTTATCAATGAATATTAATCGTCTATTGGTTGCTATTAAAATTCCTTGGGACGTGTTATACATTCCCTGTACTAAATTCAACAGCTCTTCGTCTTCCCACAGGATATTAGGTAATTCCTTGATTTCTCGGCGACCAAAAAATTTACTCATCCCGTCTAAGTTCTTCAGTTTCTCTTGAATTTCTTTTAATGACGGCAAAATAACTCCCCCTTCTATCAAATAAGCAATTTATTTCTTCTCCAAAGACTTCAAATACTCCCAGGCTGCAAGCAATGCTTTTCTGCGTTCTTCAGGACTTTCCTTGAATTCTTTATAGAATTGATCCTCTTCTGGACTATTCATAAGTTTTTCGAATTCGTCTTGATCACTGAGCGGAGATTTTTCACCGTTCATATTATTATAATTTATTAATTTAGAGTTATCTGTACGACCGAGAAGATAATCGGTCGAAATATCCAAAGCATTTGCTAAAAGTAGCAACATATCATTTGATGGAGTACTATAACCGTTTTCGTAATTACTAATTGTTGCTTTAGTGGTATTAACCTTTTTAGCTAAGTCATCTTGTGTAAGTTTCTTTGCTTTTCTAGCAGATTTTAAACGCACGGTTAACATGAAAAGCCCTCCCTTCAAATGGTACAAGTATATTGTACCTTAAGGATTTAAGAATTAAATGTAAGTACAAGATATTTGTATATAATTGTTGACGTACAAGTTTCTTGTATGTATACTAATGGTACAAGTAATTCATACATCAGGAGGTGAAATCAATGAAGAACTTCAAATTAATTGAAGCTAGGAAGGAAAAAGGTATGACTCAGGAAAAACTAGCTAAATACTTGGGCTATAAAGGAAAGCAATCTGTGGCGAATTGGGAAAACAACCACATATCACCACCACTTAATACGGCAATTCGTATTTCTCAAATATTAGGAAAAGATATTTCCTTTTTATTTGGAGAGTATATACAAGAAACTCATACAAAGGAAGGGTCAGCAATCTGAGAAGGGAGATTTTTAAACGCAAGGATTTACTAAATGCAATTTGATAAGTTGAAGCTTGGCTGCCAAGAAAAGTTTCTTAAAAAATAAGGCGCAAGGGATGGCCCAGAAAGGAGGTTTGCAATCGTGGAACAAACTACTCTCATCACATTATCCGTTGAGGATTTACGAGACATCATCCGAGAGGAAGTCGATGCTGCTACAAAGCATTTAAAGCCGAGGGAAGAATTGCCTCACTTCTTGACCCGCAAAGAAGCGAAGGAGCTTCTCCGGATCAATGAAACAAAAATGAGTGAGTTGATGGGCCGGCCTGACTTTCCAGTCTGCAGGGAGTTTGGAGTGAAGATCTACACAGACGTTCTACTGAAATGGGTGGAAGCTAATACGCAAGGTATTCAAACAAAGTCCACTCGTATTCGCTCTGTAAGTTAATTATACATCCGCTGCAATTATTCGGCGGTCTACATAGAGTCTACTTGCATATGAAATGTGAAACCAAAAAAGGGAAGGATGAAAAATTATGAAAAAATCCAGATTAGCTCATTCTATGAAGGAAATGAGGAATGGCCAAACGCAAGATCAACTGGCTATGGACTTAAATGTCTCCAGGGAATCGGTATCAAAATATGAAAACGGTCACGTGAGGATTCCGGCAGATATCGCTCGTCACTTGATGCACAGAAATGACAATGCTCGGTTTGCATTCGCTCTGCGAAACGAATACACACAGACTGGTCCTATTTGGCTCGACGGGCCGAATGTCGACTTGCATCGATCGAGTGTAAAAGAAAAAGTACTCGAAGAATTAGAAGAAGCAGCCAACGCCATTAAACGTATGAACTTTGCTAGGCCACTGAAAAGTTTATCTAACTGGGAAGTGCCTGAATTGGAAAAGTTGTTGGAGGAAACAGTAGAAGCGATTACAGCAATGGAGCACTTAATCGTCGTGGTATGTGAGGAAACTGGCATGAGCTATACAGATACTTGGCAAAAGCACTATGTGCAGCTTAAATCGAAAGGATATGTTCAGTGATGATTGATTATGGAGAACCTCTACACATCTACGGCATGGTCTGCCTCATTGTAGCGATCGCATTCATGCTTGGAATTATGTGCGGCAGCTTAACGAAAGAACTTGAAAAAGAACAAAAAAATACCGACTGACGGTCCAGGTCAGCCGGCGAATCAATAAAGTATCTTACCTCAAGTATAGCGAGAGCTTTGGCTCTCGTCAATAAACCCGGGAATGTCACTCCCTTTCGTTCCTGGGCTTATTGATGGGATTCAACCATCGGAAAGGATGTGAATACATGGCAGCACAAGGACGCGCAGCGTTTACGCTCAACCAGTTTGACCAGTCTCCAAAAATGAAGGAAATCCTCTCAATGGTGAACGGCCGTAAAGAAACGGTTGTCCCGTTTGCGGACTTGGGGACGAACCGGGAAGGAATTTTCGCCATTACATTGCTGCGTATTAAAGGCTTTGAAGTGAATCTCGGCGATTATGAAATCTATGTAAAGGAGGAAAAAGCATGAATCACCCTGACATTGATCACGCAATACTAACCGGTTATCCGGCAATGGATCAGCGTTTCATTGAAGAAGAAACATCAATCGAAATTCAAAACGATCACCCTATTGAAGATATGTTTGGTTCAGAAATACAAACAGGTGATACCTGGTTTGAAGATAAGGCAGGAAGAATAGTTTTAGAAGAAAATATGGAGGATTATCTGGTTGAAGTGGTTGGAGTCGAATTTTTTAAGGCATTAAAATAGCCGACTGCGCGAACAGTCGGCTTTCCGTCCCATGTGGCGGAGAACGAAAATAAATAACTTGTAGTGCTAGTTTAGCACGGAAAGCGGAGGGATGGCAATGCGTGCAGAATCACTGGTATCAACCATAGAACTCAGCCGGCAGGATTGGCTGGCATACCGTCAGAAAGGTCTTGGCGGCTCAGATTGTGGCACCATCATGGGCGTCAACAAATGGAAATCAAAATTCCAATTGTATCTTGAGAAAACAGGTGAGTACGTTGAGGAAGTGAACAATGAATTTGTCTACTGGGGCAATACGCTTGAAAACCTGGTAGCAAAAGAATTCGAGCTCCGCAGCGGTAAAAAGGTCCGCCGTCGCAACAGTATGCTGGTTCATCCGGAACACAACTTCATGATGGCGAACCTTGACCGGGTAGTCGTCGGAGAAAAAGCCATACTTGAATGCAAAACCACTTCAGCTTACAACTTAGGGGAGTGGGAGGGTGACGAGATTCCCGCAGTCTATCTGTGCCAGTTGCAGCATTACCTGGCAGTAACAGGTTACGAAAAAGCATACATCGCAGTTCTGTGCGGCGGCAATCAATTTATCTGGAAAGAAGTCCCTCGGGATGAGGAATTAATTGAAATCATCATCAAAAACGAAAGAAAATTTTGGGAAGAAAATGTACTGGCGGGCGTAGCACCAGAAATTGATGGAAGCTCAGCTGCTACCGATCTGCTCAAGAAACTTTATCCCGAAGACAACGGTGAAACGCTGATGCTGACGAATAAAGAGGACCAGATCATCGAAGCGTTGGAAGCCATAAAATCGGAATTAAAAGAGCTTGAAATGCTGAAAAAGAAATATGAGAACCAACTGAAGATGGAGTTGGAAGAAGCTGCGCAAGGTCTTTCGCCGAAATATGTGGTTACGTATAAAGCTGCCGACCGAAACGATATAGATGCGAAGCTCTTGAAAGCCGAAGCTCCGGAACTCGCTAAAAAATACACAAAAACTACTTCGGTCCGTACATTGCGGATCAAGGAAGTAAAATAGGAGGAATTAATATTGGCTACGAACAACTCACTCAAAGAAACGGTAAAGAAAAACGAAGTGGCAGGCCAAAAACCGAAAACGATTGATGATTACCTAAAGCAAATGGCACCGGCAATGGCCGAAGCCCTTCCCAAACACATGGATATTGATCGTCTTACACGCTTGACGATGACAACAATCCGCACAACACCGCAGTTGAAAGACGCGGATGTCGGAAGCCTTCTTGGCGCGGTCATGCAGGCTGCACAACTTGGTTTAGAGCCGGGCTTGCTGGGACAGTGCTACTTGCTGCCATTTAAAAATAACAAAAAAGGTATCACCGAAGTCCAATTCATCATCGGATACAAAGGGATGATCGACCTTGCCCGACGCTCGGGTCATATCCAGTCCATCTATTCGCACGCGGTCTATGAAAATGACGAATTTGTTTATGAATTGGGACTGGAAGCAAAATTGGTTCACCGTCCGACCATGGAAGAAGAATGCGGGAAATTTATTGGTGCATATGCCGTTGCCCACTTCAAAAACGGTGGTCACCAGTTCGAATTTATGAGCAAGGCGGATATCGACAAGCGAAGAAGCCGTTCGAAGGCCGGCAGTTCTCAATATTCTCCTTGGACGACTGACTACGAGGAAATGGCCAAGAAAACGGTTGTGCGCCATATGTGGAAATATCTGCCCATCAGTGTAGAGATTCAACAGCAAGTCGCGTATGACGAAGGTGCAGGACGTAATATCCGAGATATAACTCCACAGGATAACAATACGTTCGTAGAAGCGCCAGATTATGACTTGCTCCAGGCGCCGCAAATGAATGAAGAACCTGAACCGGTTCCGGCGGAAAGCAAAAAAGCTGAAGAAAAGAAACAAAGTATTCATGATCAAACGCTAGAGTAAGTAATTAAATTATAGATTTCGGTAGTGAGGAGGTACTAACATGCAAGGTTGGATTAAAATGCACCGTAAGATTCTCGAAAATGATTTATGGCACGATATTACCGCCTTCCGTCTGTTCACTCTGTTGTTATTGAAAGCCTCACATAAGGACGGTGTAAAGACGGCAGGCATTGAAGTGAACAGAGGGCAGTACCTCCGTTCCTACTCGAAACTCTCAGAAGACTTGGAATATCTCGATGGCAGGAGCCGGAAAAAGGTACCGAAAAGTACCATCGAAAGAAAAGTTAAGAAATTAGTTGATGCAGGGATTGTGTCCGTTTGCGAGACGTTTTGCGGGACACTATTCACTATCAATAAATATGAGTCGTATCAAGGGAATGACGAACCACAAAAACCCGATGACGGGACAGATTCAGAGACACTCGCGGGACGAACACGGGACGATGGTGGGACGAACGCGAGACAAGAACAAGAATTAAAGAACTTAAGAATTAAAGAATTAAGTAATACAACTACTACAACCCAGCCAGAAGATGGATTTGCAATCGCTCTTCAAACCTTTGAAGCAAATCTCTGTAAATTGTCTCCCATCCAAATGAATTCGCTGGGCATTTGGCTCGATGATTTTAACCAACAGCTCGCAATCATCGAAGAAGCCATAAAGATTGCTGCTGATCGTAACCGGAAGAACTTCGGCTTTGTTGAATACTTGTTTAAGGAATGGACAGATAATAAGCTGACGACCATCGAACAAATTCAGTCGCACGAACGAAACAAATTCAATAAACAACAAACCACTTACCAAAACCGTTCAAACAGCCGAAAGCCTTTACGGGAAGAACGGGTGCCGGAATGGCTAGGGAAACCGGAAGAAGAATCGTTGAAAGAAACGGTTCCCTCCAGTGTCTTCAATTTTGAAGCTGAAAAACAAAAACTGCTGGATAAACTGGCAGCGAGGAAAGAGGCAAATCAATGATTAACCGTGCAATTCTGGTCGGCAGACTCGCAAAGGATCCGGACCTTAAATACACGCCATCAGGGGCAGCAGTTACCCGGTTCACACTTGCAGTCAATCGCACGTTCTCCAATGCAGCTGGCGAGAAAGAAGCAGACTTTATAAACTGCACCGTCTGGCGCAAACAGGCCGAGAACACAGCAAACTTCTTGAAGAAAGGAAGCTTAGCGGGAGTAGAAGGCAGAATCCAGACCGGCAGCTATGAAGGACAGGATGGCAAGCGTGTCTATACAACAGAGGTTGTCTGTGACAGCGTGCAATTCCTTGAACCAAAGAACAGCTCTCCAAAATCGGAAGAACGCTTAGAACAACAGCCTGAAACGAAAAACACAATTGCCATTGATACATCACCGAAGTGGGAAGAAGAAGTAAGCGACGACGATCTTCCGTTCTAGATTTATTTTTTTCTGTTTCATTGTCAATATTTTCTTTTAAATCGGTCATTGAAACCTTATGGACTAAAAATTGAAGGAGGTCGTGACATGGTGAATAAAGAACAATACCGCCAGTACATTATCGGAAAGCTGAACGGCTACGGAATCTTTAGTGGGCCGAACGGAGAGCATTTGCAGACATGGGATTATTACGAAATTCGCAGCTATTTGTCGCTGGAGGAAATTAAACGAGATGAAGATACATTGCGGAGTGCTTGAATTTAGATTGGAGGCAATAAAATGATCAAGCAGGATTACAACGACGGTAAAAAGCACATTCACGTACTATCTTTCGGTGCCGGTACGCAATCAACAGCCATGCTTCTGATGGCTCTCGAAGGAGAGTTTAACGGCGTCATTCCTGACTACATCATATTTTCTGATACAGGAGGAGAACCAGAGAGTATTTATGAATGGGCTGAGAAAATCAACGATCACATTAAAGCTAAATACGGCAGAAAAATCTTGTACACTAATGGCGGCAGTATTCGGAATGATTTAATTAATGCCGCTGATAACGATGAGCGCATGGCAAGCCTACCTTTCTTTGTGAAGAAGGATGACGGAGAACTGGGAATGATCATGCGGCAGTGTACGGACCAGTACAAAATTCAGCCAGTCAAAAAGAAGGTACGTGAATTGCTAGGTTATAGCAAAGGACAAAGAGTTGGAGAGGTTGTACATATGTGGAAAGGCATTAGTACTGACGAAATTTAGCGGGTTAAACCGATTGGTGATAGTTGGATTCAGGCAGAACATCCATTAATAGAAACGGTTCAAATGAATCGGTCTAACTGCATAGCTTATGTGGAAAGAACTGGTCTTGGCACGCCAGCAAAATCTTCATGTATCGGATGTCCGTTTCACGATAACCGGACTTGGTTAGAAATGAAAAAGCATGATTTAAAATCTTAGGAAGATGCAGTTTTCATTGATAAGAAGATTCGTAAGATGCCTAAGCTGGTCGGGCAAGTATTCCTGCACAGAAGCTGCTTGCCACTGGATGAAGTGGATTTAAATGAAAGACAAATGGACTTTGATGATTTTATCAACGAATGCGAAGGATTCTGTGGGATTTGAAAATTAATAAAGTTTTTTAAAGAACTTCCAAATAAGCAGAAGTTCGGCTAAAGATTTGTTTCTACAATTAGGTTGGAAGTATGAACGGAACTATTAAGTTGTCAAAGGATAGCAAGCGCTATCCTTTTCTAGTTTATGAAAGAAAGGGGAAAGGGATATGAGAATGAGACAAATAAAAATATCAGAAGTGGGCATTTTAGAAATAGACGTTATGGAATTACCTGTAAGTTGTGTATTAATAATTTCGGAGGGTAATGCAAAATTAGCCGAATTACCACCATATGCTGAAACAAAAATCTTCACTCATAGTGGAAAAGTAAAAAGAGTTAAATGGGAAGAAGGTGAAGAATTTTAATTTGTTTTTAAAAACAAAATATATTTGTTGACAAACAAAATCGGGTATTTTATATTTGTATTAAGAAACAAAACCATTGTTTTTAAAAACATTTCATTAAAATTTGAAAGGAGGATACCAATGACTTTTTCTATAGCACTTATTAACGAACCTCCCCGTATACCCATAGAATCCACGGTAGCTTTTAAAATGGGCAATGCATTTAGAGTGCCGGAAGTAGCAGGTGTATATTTTTTTCATGACCTCAGGGGCATAATTTATGTGGGACGTACAGAAAACTTGAATAAAAGATTTAAAGAACATTATTGGAAACAAAAAAATGAAATCCTACTTAAAGCAATAAGCAATCCTATTGGAATAATGAACTTTAGTTGGAAATTATGTGAATTCCCTGAACAGGTAACTGTAGAAAGAAATTTAATACGCTCTCTTAAGCCACCATGCAACAGAACATCATTTAAATAAGAGGAGGAAGTTAAAATGGCACTTATAGTACCAGCAATTAAAGGGAAAATGGGTAATACTAATTTTTATGAATCCAAAATGAATGTAAGAGAATTGATATCGTCAGTTAGAAGAGCACATGAATTAGATGAATGGGATGCTATGCCTGCGGACGAAAGAATGCAGCGCGAAGTAATTAAGAAAAGAGTCGAAAAAGAGCTAGCTCCTTATATAGCTAATCAAGCTGATCGGTTCTTTGGGTCCTTAATAATTTTAGTTTATAAAGGGGAAGTTGAATTTGAGGGACTCAAGGATCTGAATATAAAAGTAAATGCGGGATATCGTGCTGCAGCGAAAGATTTAGGATTCCTGACTATTGACGGAGGGAGCTTAATAGTTCTAGATGGCCAACATAGACACCTAGCCCTTGAAAAAGTTTATAAAGGGGAAGTTGAAGGAGAATTCGCCAGTGATGTGCCCAATGATGAAGTAACATTAATCATCATTGAACACGAACATGATATTAAAACTAGAAGGATTTTTAATAAGGTTAATCGATATGCAAAATCCACTTCTAAGAATGAAAATATTCTTACTAGTGAAGATGATTCCTATTCAATTGTAGCGCGTAAATTGTTACATGCAGGAGCACCATTAGATAACAATATTGTCAATTTCACAAGCAATACTATAGCTCCGAGAAGTGTTCAATTAACTACACTAAGCGTTGTTTACGAAACGGTTAAATTAATACTTGCACATGAAAATAAATATCCAGATATACACTTACGTCCATCTGATGAAGAATTAGAAGAATACTATGATATTTCGGAACGGTACTGGAGAGTATTGATGGAACAATTAGAACCTTATAAAAAAGCATCAATGGATCCCATGGAATTACCTGATATGCGTTTAGAAGATTCTCAATTTTCATTACTTCTAAAGCCGGCTGCCCAAATTGCTTTTTTCAAGGGTCTGATTATAGCCACAGAAAGAGGACTAAGCTTTGAGGAAGCAGTAAAAAGAGCAAATAAAATAACCTGGTCTATGACGTCTCCGGTTTGGACCGATATAATTATTCGGAAAAATGGAACCATTGATCCTAAAACAGATGCTAGAGATCGAACGGCTGATTTAGTAGCTTATTTAATAGCAAAAGATAAAATGAATAACGAAGAAATTGAACACTTAACGGAAATTTATCGCCGAGTTCGTGGGAATGATAACGAAAAACTTCCACAATTTTTTGCAGATAGAACCGGCAATTAAAATAAGCTAAGAGAATTCGCTAATTAACGAGGAGGAGAAATGTTGACTATTGATTGGACAGGATTAACAATTGCAATTCCACTAATTGTCTTAGTGGTGACTTTAATTTTCAGTTTAAGAAAAGAAAAAAGGGATAGGGATTATCAGTATAGGCCAGTTCCATCAATCCTTGGTGTTACTTCGAGGATAAGAGAAAGTAGTGATTCTTCAAAGTTCTTTATTCTCTATAATGATGAAGTTATGGATGTAGATAAGGAAGAAAGAGGCAATTTTTTAGAATTAACCAATATTGCATCATCGCCAATGTTGAACGTTCTAATTGATGTGGAGTACGAAGCAAGCGTAAAGTCGCAAAAGTATCAAATATTATCAATACAACAAGGGGAGTCTTTTATAATTCCAGTATCTCGACTACATTTAGTAGACGAGAAAGAAACTCCGCTATGGAAACGAAAAAAAATAACTATAACTTTCAGATCGCTTTCTGGTCAAAAGCATAGAGCTGTATCCCTACCTGATGGTCAAATTACTATAAAAGCGAAAAATAATGGCTTTTATACTCAAACTATTGTTTCAACAGAGAATGATAGAAATTCACACTTTGTGGAAGTGTAGTGCTGCAAATGAAGTGAAGGACTCCAATACAGCCTACTGGCTATTTTTGATGTATTTTTCTAATTTTTTTTACAATTATTAAAAATATTTATATATAATGGAATTAATAAAAACACATGTACGGCTGATTTCGGAGAGGAAAGTAAGGTTGAAGAATTATATCCTCACGCGGAAACCAAAATGCTTACCTATAAGGTCTAGGTAAAACGAGTTAAGTTTTAAGAGGGGGAAAATTTTAGTGCGCAAATTATTTCTTGACGTTTTTGATAACTATACTGAATTTTATAATAATCCGGCTGAAAATATAAATATAAAAAAAACCATTAAGTATGACATTCCCTATGAAATGAATACTATCTTGCAATTAGATCCTAAAAAGTATTTAATTACTGGTTCCTATGGAGTTGGGAATCCTACAGAGACACCATGGATAGCAATCTTTGATAGAAGCATAACAGTTAGTGCTCAACATGGATTTTATGTTGTAATTTTATTCCGAAAAGATATGCAAGGCTGTTACCTTTCCTTAAATCAAGGAACTACCTATCTTCGAAATAAATTTAAAGGCTATAAACCAGTCCAGAAAATGAAAGAAGTGGCTACTAAATTAGAAAACTCCCTGTCCTTTCATACCGTGAATGGATTGATAAGTGAGATAAATCTAGCTTCTATACAACAAAACGCAAGAGCTTATGAAGCAGCAAATATTCAAGCGAAATTTTATGCGCGAAATGCGTTTCCTTCCAATGAAGAATTAGCTGTTGATGTCCAAGATATGTTAGAAAACCTTGACAAAATTAAAAATTTTATTGGTATTAGAACCTTAGATCAAGTTATTGATGATCTTATATATCAAGAGGAAATAAACGATGTTAAGTTTCAAGAGGATGTTCTAATTTCTCTTCCAGCAAAGACAATTCAAGCACCTAACCCAGTTCCTAATAAAACTATGAGTTCTCCGAATACAGAAAAGTACTTAAGAGATTCCAAAATAGCTAAAGAAGCATTAATTCTTGCTGAATATAAATGTGAGGCTGATCCAACTCATTTGACGTTCGTTTCTCCTTTAACAGGTGAGAATTTTGTTGAAGCTCATCATTTAATTCCAATTTCTTTTCAAAATGATTTTAAATATAGTTTAGATGTTCCTGGTAATATTATTTCTTTATGTCCCAATTGCCATAGAGAAATACATCATGGAGTAAATGAGAACAAAGCAAAAATGATACGTACATTCTATGAAAAGAGAAAAGAAATTTTGAGAGTTTTTGGTATAAATGAAGAACTGAACAATATATTCAAAATGTATAGATTAAGCTTTTTCTCTATAAAAAATAGTGATTTCTTATAATTTTGATTAAAGGAGAATAGTGTTAACATTTAGTTATTTGTATAGATGCAATTAAAGAGAAGAAAGAAAGTAAGAAAAATTAATGAATGGCTTTGAATTTGATGAGAGGGGAAATTTTTGATTCGAAAGCAATTGGGAGAGGTCGGATATGAATGGGTTGGTATGAAAAGCTAGTATCAAGCAAGAAGATTATTATATCTCTGGTTGTAATTGCGTTAATAATGTTGGTTTCGGCTTTTTTAATGCCCATCTTCGTAAGAGCATGGTATGCACAATATAACGACTACAATGGTTTAGCTAATTTAGGAGTAATTGGAGATTTTTTGGGCGGTACTACAGTCGGTTTACTCAGCACAGGAAGTATACTTTTATTATTAGCAACTTTACTTATGCAGAGAAGAGAGTTGAAAATTAGCCAACGAAGTATAGATGAGCTAGTCGCGCAAACTACATCAGCAAAAGAACAAGCAATAGAAGCGAGAGAAGAGACTAAAATTACAAATTCAACCATGAAAAAGCAACAGTTTGACTCAACATTTTTTAATATGATTAATTTACACCATAATATTCTAAAAGAAATTAAATACTATGATTTGAGCGGAAGATATGCCTTAGAAAAAATATTAGATGATCTAAATATATTATATGATTCGTCAATATATATAGATTATAGAGAGAAATTTATATCAAAACTGATACAAGGAAACTCTGATGAGTTAAATAATTTTTCACGAAAAGTTTTCATTGCTTATGAATTGTCAGAGTATATAGATGAATTTGAAAGACATACGGTCCCTCTTTATGATTCACAAGGAAATGAAGATTTTCGTCTCTTCGATGAATTTTTTGAGGCTTTAGAGAGGGGCACTGATAAGAAATGGAATGAAATAAAAGAATTTTATATTCATAAATTCGAAAAGGATTTAAGTACTAACTCTGTAAATTATAGAGGGCTCCTATCACAATTTAATTTTGTGCATTATATTAAATATGCAAAGAAATTTGGACTAAAGAACGATCCTGTAATTCAAGAGTTTAATAAAAATTATTTCTTAGAACCTTTAAAAACTTTAAAGATACAAACCTATGAAAAAATGTACAAGGAAAATGAAAGTATTATTGGACATTATTATAGAAATCTATACAGAATTGTAAAACTAATACATGATCAAGATTTCGAGGAAAAGCCTTTGGAGAATGAAGCTGAAAAACAAAAGTATCGAGGGATTCTAAGAGCTCAATTATCTTCAATGGAATTACAAATGCTTTTTTATAATGTGACTTATTCGATAAAAGGTGAAAAGTTTAAAAATATTCTAAAAGGAACTAATTTCTTTGACGATCACTTAGCACCTGAAAAATTTATTTGGCCTAATGATATCGATGAACTTAAAGATTTTACAAAAAGTAAACCAATATAAGCTTCACAACCATCCGCACCAGCAAACTGAGGGACATCATTTCAGCAATGCGCTGTTCTGATAAGGGGGAAGAGGTTTGACCAAAGAAGAGTGGATTGAAATTATAAATATGAATAGTGGTAGAGATTGGCTAGATGTTATAGTAATTGTCGTTTCTATTGTTTCACCAATTTTAGTTCTTATCTCTGTTGTGTTTGCTGCCAAGTCAGCAATGGCAGCTGAAAAAGCGACAAACTTAAACTTGAAAATGTACAATGAACAAAAGCTTGAACAAGAAAAATCTTACTATCCGATATTTGAGATAACTGGTTATAATAAAAGCCATGATGCTTCACTTACTATAAGGATAATTAACAGGAATACGGTACCGATTACAAATGTGCGAGGGTACATGGAAACAGTAAGACATTCCTTTCAATACGACAATAAAAATGGAATAATTGAATTATTAATATTCCAAAATTTCGATGAAAGTAACACAGCAGAATTTCATTTAAATTATATAGCTTTAAATCATCATGCTTATAAATGCAATATTAAAATTGCTTATCTGGAGAATAAGGTATTTTTAAATAGCCAAGATAATACAAAAATAAATTAGTCCAGGCCAACAAAATGAAGGACATGGCATAGTATTCAGATGGAAAAGCTAGTGGGTTTTGATGAGGGGGGAAGATTTTTGATTCCAATATTACAAAGTGTAAATCTTTTCAGTGAACCATCCTTTTTAGGGGCTTTATTAGGAGCTATACTTACAGGGTTAACTGCGATCCTTGTTATGATAATAACTTTGTGGACTGAAAATGCTAGACGGCAAAGAGAAAGTAATGCTTCTTACTTAAAGGAAATGAAGCATCTTTTACACGCTGTTGAAAACTTATCAGAATCTACTAAGCAATACGCTAAAGCACAGGCTAACGATGAAGCGATAACTCACCGAATAGATTCAGAGGGGTTTAAAACCGAAGAGGCGATTGATATTCGTTTTAATAAGGAAATTTTTGAAAAAGATATCATTATCGCTTTATCTTCAGTGAATAGTATAGACAAACAGAACCTGCCTAGTGAGGTAACAGAGTTGTTTTTAGAAATAAAGTCTATTGCCACTGGTCAAATAGAATATTTCTGGGAAAGGTCAATGAAGGCAGATATTGGCGGGGCGGCGGAAATTTTAAAAGTCGCTACAACAAAATTGTATGAAGCATCCGAAAAACTCAAGAGTATTATTAGTCGATATGAAGAAAATATATAGTCCGCACCAGCAAACTGGAGGACATCATTACAGCTTAACGGCTGTTTTGGTGTCCTCTTTTTTATTTCATAAAATAAAAGGAGAGAGCAAAATGACAAAAGATACACTGTTGCTGATCTACATGTACCAGAAAGGCTTCACGGAAGAGGATATGTATAAAAAAGAAACTGTGGAAAATGTACGCCGATCAATGGCCTTTTACGTTTTTCAAATGAACCTGGCATTCAAATCAGTCGGAAGAAAGCTGCTTGAAATCGTGAAACGTATTTGGAATCAACTGAAACCCTTAGTGATGAAAAAAGAAGAGATGAAGCGAGAGCAGAAAACCCTTGCCGTGAATTTTTCTATCCCCAAGCCTGACTTTAAAGCTGGACCCGTGATAAAAAGCCAAGTATTGAACCGGAAACCACCACAACAAATCAGAAAGATTATTCGATGATGCCATGAAGACGACAAAAGAACAATTTAAAGAAAAAGTGGTCTCAATTAGTCTCAGTGGCGCAAAGTCTTTACAGAATACCGAGAAAATCAAGAAACCAAAAGAGAAGCTCAGCCGCAGGGAACTGGAAGAATTAATGGGCATGAATAGAGAGACGTATCAAAAGCAAGGCGGTGCGTATCGGAGAAAACGATAGGGGGAATCTTGGTGAATAAATGGCAGTTGGAAGATTTATTAAAGGATTATCACTGGAAATTGCACAGCGTTAAGATCATGCGTGAGAGTATGAATGAAATAAACATGAGTATGACGGCCCAGTACGGATTGCAAGCTGCCATGCCAAAAGCTCAGGGAGATCCGAGTGATCCTATTCTCAAAGAAGTCGAACGTCGGGATAAACGCTGGAAAAAGATCCATACATATGAACGGGATATCCAATTCATCCAGGCTCGCTTAGTTTTTGTAACAGATGAAAGGGAAACAGAGGTACTACATTGGCTTCTTGAGGGTAAAAGTATGCGGTGGATTGGTTTACACATGGGCTTATCCGATAAACATATCGGCAGAATTAAAGAACGTATTGTGGCGCAAATGTCACATAAGTCGCAAACGTCGGAGAAATGCATATGCTGAATTCCGGATGATACACTGGAAGGCAGGTACGGGTAGGCAGGTTGTTCGAGTGATACACTTGGCTATACAACGAATAAAATGCGGGATTTATCCACTATCACTGGGGCTTCGAGTAAATGTCACTTATTGTAGGAAATTTCCAACTCCTGTATTGTAGAGAAATAACGCATAAAGGAGAGTGATTTGATGAATGAAAAGAATCAGGAAGATAAGTATGACAGTAAGACAGGAGTTAACACTTTTTATTCTTTTTTTGGATTTAAACTTTTTCTTGCTAAATAGATTAGACATGATAGGCGGAATGTGAAAATGGAAGAAATTACAGAAGCGATTTTAAAGTTTCTTGGTAAGGCTGATTGGGCATCAATAGTACCCACAGCACTTACTTTTTTGAGTGCTATTATTGCTACTATTTATACTTATCGAATATCAGAAAAGGCAAATAATATTAACAAGGATGCAAGTGAAGTAAATAAGAGATTAGGAGAACTCGGGATAGACACTCAAGATAAGCAAAGATTTATCGGGACTATTAGCGTTCAGAGAGTGGAATGGATAAACAATATAAGGAATGCTTTTGCAGACTTTAACAGAGGCGCATTTCTTTATTCAAATCTTATTAAAAAAAGTTTTCATGAGTCATACGAAATGGACACAGAAGAAATAAATCTTTTTCCCGAATTAGTTTATAACATGAATCTAATAGAATTATATTTAAATCCTTCTGAAAAGGTTTCGAAAAGATTAATAGATATTTTAGATAAAGCTGTAAAATACATGTCAAAACCCCGAAAAGAAGATTACAATATTCTTCGTGTTTCAGAAATGAGGGAACAAATCTTATATCTTCAACAAGTGATTCTAAAAGCGGAGTGGAAAAGATTAAAAAAAGAAACTGAAAAAGGAAAAGAAATAGACGAAAATGAAATGGAAATAATTTTTAAGGACGTTGCTAAAAAAATAGACCTTAAATTATATAATCATCTTTTAAAAAATATCTTTGAAACTTCATAATTTTTGAAAGGCATCTGTACTTAGGTGTCTTTTTATTATGAGAAATAAAGGTTAGAAAATGATGTAATACAATATACAACTGATGATAGGAGGCGGCGGTGATGTAGATGGATTGGCAAGCCATTCGAGGGGAATTTGAATCTTCCTCCATAACGTTAAAAGCTTTAGCTGAAAAGCATGATATTAAGTTGGGCACCTTGAAGAGCCGAAAGAGCCGAGAGGAGTGGTCCAGAGAATCGAAGGGTGCAACCAATAAAAAAGATGCAACCAAAAGCGCAAAGGTTGCAACCCGCAACCCAGTCATTGAATCGAAGGATATTACGGAAAAGCAACAGCAATTTTGTTTGCATTACATCAGGCATTTCAACGCTACTAAGGCATATCGAGAGGCATATGAATGTGATTACAGAACAGCGCATGCAAATGCACACCGAGTGATGGCGAATGATGGCATACAGAAAGAAATCCGCAGGTTGAAAGCAGAGATGCAGAATGAACTGTTTGTAAGCGCAGGAGATATCGCCAGGGAGTATATGAAGATGGCCTTTGCTGACATTACGGACTTCTTAGTTTTTGGCACTAGAGAGGTTCAGGAATACCTTGATGGAGAAGCGCTATTTGATGCAGACGGTAATCCTGAGACACGTACTGTCTCTTTTGTAGAATTTAAAGATTACACCGAAGTAGACGGCACGATGATTCAGGAGATAAAGCAGGGTCGTGATGGCGTGTCCATTAAACTCTACGACAAGCAGAAAGCCATGCAGGAACTTGATAAGCGCTTGCTGTCAATCGAAGACTTAAAAGTACAGAAGCTGCAGGCTGAAATCGACAAGCTACATCGTGAAGGTTCTCCGGATACCAGCACTGAAGACAAGCTGAAAGATTACTTCACAGCATTAGGCGGTGCGTTCCGTGACAACTAACCTGAATGTCATCTATACGAAGAAACAGCAGGAAATCTATAAGCGCTGCGTGAATGACGATTGGTTTATGCTGATCAACCACGGGGCAAAGCGATCCGGCAAGACGGTACTGGATAACGACTTGTTTCTCCAAGAATTGATACGCGTCAAAGAAATGGCAACGTCTCAAGGCATTGGGAAGCCGATGTATATCCTTTCAGGTGCGACACTTGGGACCATACAGAATAACATCCTGACTGAGCTGACGAATAAGTACGGCATTACCTTCAACTTTGATAAGCACAACAACTTTACGTTATTTGGCGTTTACGTGGTCCAGGCAGGACATTCCACCATATCGCATCTGGATAAGATACGAGGCATGACAGCCTTTGGTGCCTATATCAACGAAGGCTCACTGGCCAATGAAATGGTTTTCGATGAAATTAAGTCACGTTGTTCAGGTGAAGGTGCTCGAATCGTCGTCGATACAAACCCGGACAATCCGGAACATTGGCTGCTGAAAGACTACATCAATAATAAGTCAGGCAGCATCATCGATTATTCGTTTCAGTTGGATGACAATACATTCTTATCTGAACGTTATCGCAAGAATATTATTGAGTCTACGCCATCAGGCATGTTCTATGACCGAAACATCAGAGGGCTATGGGTGAGTGGAGACGGCGTTGTTTATAGTGATTTCAATAAGGATGTTCACTTTATTACTCAAGAGCAGGCAGACGCCCTGCAGTTAACTTCCTTCTTTGCTGGAGTTGACTGGGGTTACGAACACTTTGGTTCCATCGTAGTGATTGGGACAGACGGGAATCAGAATTATTACGTTGTCGAAGAACATGCGCATCAGCATAAGGAAATCGACAGCTGGGTAGAGATCGCCAAAGAAGTGAAAGCCAAATATGGTAATATCAATTTCTATTGTGATACCGCCCGTCCTGAACACGTTGTTCGCTTCAGAAGAGAGGGTTTCAGAGCATTGAATGCTGATAAGAAGGTATTGTCAGGCATCGAAGAAGTGGCGCGCTTGATTAAGAAGCAACGCTTTTTTGTCGTTTACGATATCGCGGATCGGTTCCGGGAAGAAATCTATAAGTACATCTGGGATAAGAAGTCCGGTGAACCTAAAAAAGAGCATGACGATGTGCTAGATGCTATTCGCTATGCGATATATACACATACGCAACCACAAAGACGGAAGACGGGTAGGTGAGAACATGCTGCAGTTCAAAAGTAAAATTGACGAGAACGGAATAACCGAAGAGATAGTTGAAGATATCATCCAGGCTCACAACGATGATCATGAACGGATGAAAAAACTGTATGACCGGTACAAAGCAGAAGCAAACGGGCCGAAAATCTTCAATCGTGCTACTTCCCCATTCGACGGCTTCGGAAACAGTAACAGCGTTAAGAGACTGGATGATAAGGTCAACAACCAATTGAATAATGCATATGACGCCGACATCGTGGATACGAAGGTCGGCTATTTATTTGGTCATCCAATCAGCTATGACGTGGACAAGGAAAACAAGTCGTTGAAATCCGAGCTGGAAGACTTCTTATTGCGGAATAATGCTGAAGATAATGATGCAGAATGTGGGAAGATGGCTGCAATATGCGGTCAATCGGCCAGGCTTCTCTATATTGATCGACAAGGGAAAGAGCGATTCAAGAATCTGGATCCATGGGAAGCGGTTTTCATTGGCGAAGAAATCCATGAGCCTGTTTATTCCTTGCGTTATTTTAAAGTAAGCAAAACGCAACATGCGGAGTTTTACGATGATACGAATATCTATTATTTTGCTCGGGAGACTGGCGGCAGTTTCGAACTTACCGATATTCAGCCGCATATGTATGAATACAATCCCTTATACGGAATTGCCAATAACAAAGAGTTGAAGGCAGATGCTGAGAAGGTACTTTCTTTGATTGATGCCTATGACAGAACGCTCTCAGACGCTTCCAATGAGATTGAGCAGTATCGCCTTGCCTACTTGATTCTGAAAGGTATGGGCGCAGATGATGATACGCTCGATAACTTGAAAAAAACAGGGATGTTCGAACTGTTTGGCGAGAACGATGATATTAAGTACCTGACGAAAGACATCAATGATCAGATGATTGAAAACCATCTGGATCGGCTGGAAGAAAACATCCTGAAATTTGCTAAGTCAGTCAATTTCTCAGATGAGTCATTCGGCGGCAATATCACAGGAGTGGCAATGCGATTTAAACTGCTAGCGTTGGAAAATAAGTGCATAACAATGGAACGGAAGTTCACTTCCGCCCTGCGGTACCAGTTCAAAGTGGTTTTCAGTGCATGGTTTAAGAGAAAAGGATTCGCCCAAGAAGATTATTTAAAGGTTTATTATGGCTTCAAACGAAATCTACCAGCGAATTTATTGGATGAAGCAACGACTTCATCGGCATTAAGAGGAAATGTAAGTGAGCGCACAAGATTGGCCCAACTTTCATTTGTAGATGATGTCGAGTACGAATTACGCGAAATGGAAGAAGATGCTCTTCGGTTTGGCTCAAGTTTACCAAGTTTGGATGTAGACGATGAAGATGTGTACATCGATAAAGGTGATAAAAAAGCAAATCAATCTACAAATACTAAAGAAAATAATGACCGACCATGCGAAGAGTGTGGAGGCGATGGAAAAGTTACAAGTCCAGCCACCAGCAAGCAGATTCAATGTCCTTCTTGTAAAGGATCGGGCGTGAGAAAGAGATGAATCTATTCGAAATAGAGGAAGAACTTGACAGGTTGCTGATCAAAGCTGAATCCGACTTGGAAAAGGTATTTTCGAAAAGGTTAAAGACAATTCTATTCCAGATCTCCCGTATGTACCGGAAATACGAAGAAGACGGCAAGCTTTCCTTTACAGAATTAAATAAATACAATCGATTTCAAAAAGAATTGGACCTCATTGCGAAATTGCTGACAGATGATTATCGGCAGATTATCAAAGACCTGCAACAGCTAACTGAAACTCAGTACGTGACAAAATATCTGATGACTGCCTATTTGATTGAAATGAGTGTGCGGCCGGCCCCGGCAAAGGGCTTCAGTATTCCTTCCATCGGTCTGATTAAGGAAGTTCTGCTAAATCCAATTAAAGAGCTGACATTGCCAAAGATCATGGAGCAACACCGTAATGATATCGTCCGCCGCATCAACATTGAGATTGCCCAGGCTCTTATTGCAGGTGAAGGTTACAGCGAAATGGCGAAGCGCCTTGAAAAGGTTTTAGGCTTCGCATCAAATAAAGCACGCCTTGTAGCCAGAACAGAAGCAGGCCGTTCCAGATCCATAGCAGCCGAGAAAGTGAATGAAGTGGCTTCGCAGTTCGCAGAGACTACAAAGGTCTGGGCTTCCATGCTGGACCACCGCGTTAGAATGTCTCATCGGTTCCTGGATGGCAAGATAGCAGATAAGAATGGTGTATTCAAGTTTAAGAAGAACTTCACAACTGCGCCGCGCCTATGGGTTGGCCCTGATGCAGCTGCTCTCACCATTCAATGTAGATGCGTAATCATCTACTTGGTAAACGGGATGCTTCCGGAATACCGCCGCGAGCGCGATTACATGGATGCAGGTTATCAACGCAAGCTGGCAAGACGTATTGAACAGTACATGGTTGATGAAGTAATGACCTATAAACAAGCAGTGAAGAGAGTTCAGAAAGAAATACAGCCACCGCAAAGAGTAATCCCTTACGTACCTTTTGAAGAGTGGAAGAACAAAAAAGCAGTATAAATCGAAAGGGATGATGGATTGTGCTTTACGATAAGTCATATTCGAGAAAGTGAAGGTGGTCCATCACATCTGCGAGCTATCGCTTAACTAGCATGGTCTTTGAGCAATAGACCATTCAAAAACAGGCTTATTTATTTTGCGTTTCGCGGGCATTGCGTGCGGAGGGCTGAGGAGGAAAACAGTAATGAAAATCAATATGGATAAACTAAAAGAACTCGTTGAAGCTGGTGACAATTCGGCTCTTGAAAAGCATGTATATGAATCGCTTGAAAGAGGTGATCTAAGTGCGGCGGCTGCAGCAAACAAAGATGTACTCAGTGATTTGGATTCTGCAAAGGATACTCATCACAAAACGGCTCTGGATACATGGAAAACCAAAAACCTGACTGCGCTTGTTGATGAAGAAGTGAAGAAACGGAATCCACCAGAAGAAACGCCAGAGCAGAAACGCATCCGTGAATTGGAAGAGAAGATTGAAAACGGAGAGAAAGCGACACAGCGTGCCGAGCTTAAAAATAAAGCTATGGCTTATGCTACTGAGCATAAACTCCCTTCTCAATTTGCATCCAAGTACATCGAGAGGTTTTTAGGCGATGACGAAAGCGCGACAACAGCAACGCTTGCTGAACTCAAAACGGATCTGGATGGACTTATCCTGGAAGCCGTTAATCAGAAATTCAAAGACGGCGGCCGTGATCCGAAGTCAGGAGAACCAATTGATACAAGTGTCGGAGCCAGTTTTGCCAAGAACGCCAACGAACAAGGAAAGTCAGTAGAAACCACACTATGGGATTAAGAGAGGAGCATTTCAATGTATTTTAAACAAGAATCAGCCCTACAAATCAACTTCTTAGCAAGTGCTAAGTTTGTTGCATTCACTACTCAAGTCGAATCAGCAGGTGTAGCAGCAAATGCCGATGGCCGCAAGATTGTACCTGCAGGAACAATTCTTCCTGCCAATGACGCAACTGCAAAAGGTATCCTACTTCACGATACAGATGTAACAGAAGGACCACAGCCGGGCTCATTGGTTGTTGAAGGTTACGTCATTTCGGAACGCCTGCCAGTCGCACCAGCTGCATTAGCGATTCCTGAACTTAAAGAAATCAAATTCCGCTAAAAATAATAATTAGAAAAGAGGAACACTAACATGCCGAACGTATTAGATCTGTTCAAACAAAAAGAAGTTCTTAATTATTTACAAAACCGCCAATATGCACCGCTTTTGGGTGACACTTTATTTCCTTCCCGGAAGTCGCAATCACTAGAATTCGATCAAATTAAAGGTGCTGGCCGTACGCCGGTTGTGGCTTCTGTCCATGGCTTTGATACGGAATCAGAGATTGCTTCTCGTGAAGCAAGCAAAGTGGCACTCGAAGCAGCTTTGATCAAACGTAAATTGCAGTTGACTGAGAAGGACATCATTGCCCTTGAAAGTCCGCGTAATGCTGCTGAACAACAATACCTGATGGGTAACGTATATAACGACATTGATGTATTGGTTCAAGGGGTTCTTGCCCGAGTTGAAGTAATGCGCATGGAAGTACTGGCAAAAGGGACAGTCACTTTAGATGAAAACGGTCTTGATGCAACGATTGATTATTTGGTGCCAGAAGAAAATAAAGAGATTCTTGCCGGTACTGACATGTGGTCAGCAGCAGAATCCAATCCGATTGAAGATATTATTCGTTGGTCTAATTCAATGGGTGTAACACCTACACGAATCTTAACTTCCAACACGATTGTCGGGACGCTTTTGACGCATCCGAAAGTGAAAGCAGCCATCTTCGGTAATGATAATGGCCGCGTGTTGACACTTGGAGATTTGAATAGCTTTATGACTGGAGCGCAGCTTCCGAAAATTGCGACGTATGATGCCAAATACCGCAAGCAAGCGAAAAACGGGTCTTACACTCAGCATCGTTATTTCCCGAATAACTCATTTGTTCTGTTCAATGAGGGCGCTCTTGGCGAAACAATCTATGGACCAACAGCTGAAGAAATCCGTTTGATGCGAGATCCGTCTATCGAAACTTCAAAAATCGGCAACGTCCTGGCGATGGTATACGAAGAAAACGTAGATCCTGTAAGTACTTGGACAAAAGCGGTTGCTACAGCAATCCCATCCTTCCCAGCTGCAGACGAAGTTTTCCAAGCTCAACCAATCGCATAACAGAAAGGATGACGCACGATGATCGTTAAAGTATTGAACATTCCAGTCCGGTATAAGGGTGAAACACACCCTTCCGGACAGCTTTTTGAAATGGAAGATGAGCATTTCGATAAAAACATTGTGAAAAAAGCGACAGCGGAGGAGGAAGAAGAAGCAATGGCTAAATATTCAAGAGCTGCAGATCGCAGCGGAAAACCAGTGGAACCTGAAAAAGAAGAAGTTAAAACGAATGTAGCGGTGGATATTGAGAAGAAAGAAGCTGCTGTAGAGGCCGAGGACTATAAAACTGTCTCCCGTTCTAAACTCGAAGGCATCAAGAATGACGACTTGAAAGCTTATCTCAATAAAAACGAAATCAAATATGCAAATGATGCAGAGAAAAAGGATCTAATCAACCTTATTCTCGGAGAGTAGGTGAATTTGATGGATTACAAACCTACAGCAGCAGACATCATTGAAATCAAAACAATTAATGGCATTGCCGAGGACGTAGACAAGCATGATAAGTACTACCAAACCATGCTGCCGATGCTATTGGAGTCTGTAGTCGGACACACCAATAATAATTTCGGTGGTGTTCAACCAGATGGCTCTGTTAATTTACCTGGGCCGGTCAAGATTTACTTAGCGAAAGCTCTTGAACGGAGCACGATGACTACCGGCCTTAAATCGCGGTCAATGGGATCTGTCTCGTATTCATACGATACTTCGGTACCAAAAGAGCTGGAAGGCTTTTTGTTACCTTATAAGAAGGTGAGATTCTGTGCTTCAAGGTGAATTTCCGCACAATGTTACAGCTATGGTGAGTATTAAACAGAAAGACAGAGGCGCAGGTCACTCGCTTAGCTGGGCTGACTCTTTCCATTTCTCAGGTTTGATGGACACGCCTACTAGCCGAGAAGTCTTTAATGCCCACCAGCGCAATATTCTCCTGGACAGGAATCTGTTTTGTGAATTCCGGACAGACATCAAGAAAGGGATGCGTATATCCCATGGCGATGATATTTATGAGGTCGCTGCTGTACCGAAAGATCAAGGCGGGCAAGGTGAGATATTGAAGATCGCCTTGAAGTTGGTGCCAGACGGTGGGTAGGGGCCGAGTCAAGATAGGTAATCGTGAGATGTCCCGGGCATTGAACCGATACGGCGATAGCGTCATTCGTGAAGTTAAGCGAATCGTTGTTGAAACTGCGCAGATAATCTTATCGAACGCTAAAATGCTTGCTCCGGTCGATGATGGCAACTTGCGGGACTCAATTGAAATGGAAGTCCGTATGGATGGCTTGAAAGCGAAAGTGCAGGTTACAGCTCATTACGCTATTTACGTCGAATACGGTACTGGTATTTATGCGGTTGAAGGGGATGGGAGGCAAACGCCTTGGACCTACTGGAGTCCGAAATTGAATCGGTTCGTAACCACAAGGGGTATGTCGCCTCAACCTTTCTGGGAGCCGGCTATTGATGCAGGTCAGCAGTATTTTGATAGGGAAATGGGGCGTTTAGGATGAGCATAGAAACAGCAATGTGGCCGCTTCAAGTTGCTGTAGTCGAACGGTTAGAGAAAGAATCGGCACTCACTAGCAAAGTGACGGGGATTTACGATGTGGTGGCTGAAGAGCATACGCATCCTTACATCACTGTGGCAGAGCCGACAACGCAGCAGCTTGAAACAAAGACTGCATACGTCGAGGAGCTGGCAATCGTCATTCATGTGTGGTCTGTCTATCCAGGAAAGAAAGAAGCCATTGATATCTTAAATGAAGTAGTCAAAGCAATCGGCAAAGGGCTCTCAATCGAAGGTCCTTTTAAATTGCTTGAAGTGAAGAAGCCAACACTGCAGGTCATTGATGATGCGGATATGCGCATAAAACATGGCATGGCAAGGCTGATGGTAAAAATCAAAAATAGTTAGGGAGCGTGAACATTCATGGATCAAGGGAAAGATACAATCTTGTTATTCCAATCAACAGATGCTGCACTCGGATCGGCAGCTTTTGTTGTCGGTAATTCTACCGAGAACTCATATTCGATTGAAAATGACATTGTCGATGAGAAGACAAAGTTCGGCCGCATCGTAGGATATGGCGAGAATAGTGAGAAATTCGAATTTACCGCTTATGCGGAAAAGGGAGATCCTGGTCAGAAAGCGGTTTTGGATGCAATTCGCCAGAAGAAACAGTTGAAAGTATGGGAAGCCGATTTAAATCTGAATGAAGCTGGCAAGCACGATTCGCTTTTTGCTCGTTGCATTGTAAGTGGAGTGGAAAAGTCAGCTGGAGAAGGTTTCACGGAAATCTCTGGAACACTTGAAGTAATAGGCGCATCTGTAGAAGGGGAAATCCCTGCTCTGGATCCTGCCATTATCGAATTTGCTCGATATGGGTTTGAGGCTCCAGGAGAATCAACAGGTGAATACCCTAATCAGGAGACCGTAGCACCAGCGTAAAAAGAGGCAGGGATCCCCTGCTTCTTTTTTATTTTAATCAACTAATCATTGAATTTCAGAGGAGGAACAGGAAACATGACAGCATTTTTGAAAATTGACGGTAAAGAGCACGAGGCAAAATGTACGTTCAGATTCAGCAAATTGGCAGACAAGAAGTATTCGAAAAAGAAAGAGAAGGAATCGGATCCGGATAACGGTTTCGGCAGCATCTTTGGCGGTTTGATTGAATTCGACAATAATGCACTCGTTGCTTTCTGGGATTGTGCTTTGGATTATTCACCAAAAGACAAACCGAAAATTGAAGAAATTGAAGCAGCACTTGAAGCGCGTTTCGAAGAAGATGGTGGAACAGAAGACGTATTCAAAGAAGCCTTCCGGGCGGTTGATGAGTCTGCTTTTTTCGGGAAACAAGTGCAGAAATACTGGAAAAACGTCGAGCTGATGAAAGACTATGGCTCGAACGAAGAAGAGAAGGAAAAACACAAGAAAATGTACGACCACATGGTGGCAGCCCGAAAAGAGATCGAGGATTAAACTACGATCAATTGATTGTGGACGCGGCAAATTACCTGCAGGTCTACGATGTGGATTTAATTTATTCCTGGACTCCTCGGGAATTCAAAAATTTGGTCAAGGGCGCTCAGCTCAGAAAGGTTTATGAACATGAGCTGAGTGCGGCCAACGCGTTATTTATTGCGAAAACCAAAAATAAGAAAAAGCTGAGTCTAAAAGATTTGTATGACGGCGATAAAGTTCGGAAAGAAATCGAGAAAGGTACAAGCAGGAAAGAGCCGCTTCACTTGGATCGATTCCGGAAAGCACAACAAGCCTTAAAAGAAATGGCGAATAGCAGCCAAAAGAAAGGAGGTTGAAGCAGTGGCAAACAACTTCGAAGCCATAATCGGCGCTGAGATACAGGAGTTTCAGCGGAAAATGGCTGAGGTCGACGAGCGGATTCGAACAGCGGCATCTGGTGCAGACGCAGAAATTGGTGCTGATATTACGGAGTTCATGTCCGAAATCAGAGCCGTTCAAGCAGCTGCAGAAGAAATTGCTCGGAATAATACAGATGCTCAAATTGGTGCAGATATAACCGAGTTTCTCAGGGAAATGGCTCTTGTAGAAGCGCAACTAGCGCAGTTAGCCCGTGAACATGATATCGATATTGATGTGGACACGGGCGAAGCACAGAGTGGCCTTCTTGCATTATGGGCTAGCATTCAAGCACTGACAGGATCTAAATTCGTTGTGAAAATACGAACAAACTGGACGAATTACCAAAATACAATGGGGTCGATAGCCAACTTTTCAAGAAGTATCGGGGAGATCATGCAAATGACGACTCGAGGCATCATGATTTCTTTGAGTCCGGCATTGGTGCCATTAATTGCTTCCCTCATTGGGTTAATAGGTAACCTCGGCCCAATGGTCGGTACTTTAGGTGGGTCAACATTTGCACTGGCTACAGCAATGGGTGCAGCTGGCTTGGGAATAGCCGGATTCGCCGCTGTGGCTGTTCCTGTAATCGGTGATTTGTTCAAAATGGACGAAGCCATCGGAAGGAACACTGCGGAATGGAACAAGCTAAGTGAAACCACTCGAAATGCTTTAAATGCAATTGACGAGTTTCAGGGAAACTGGGGTAAATTTCAGGAAGATATGCGTAAGCCAATTACATCGGCATTTACTACGTTCATGCAAACGGCGAATTCTTTGCTGAATCTATTTAAACCGGCCATCGAAGGATCCGTAACTGCTGTAGGGAACCTAATGAAATCACTTCAGGAAGCTACAGGCGGAGCCCAAGTTAAAGGGTTTTTTGAATGGCTGGGTACTTCTGCAGGCCCTCATATTGAAACTCTGGGGAAAGCAATAGGAAATTTGGTGGTCGGGTTCATGAATATGATGGTCGCATTTGGACCACTCGCAGAAACCACTGCAGCTGGATTCCAAAAGATGACCGAAGGGTTTGCTGCTTGGGCTGCAGGATTAAGTGAAAGCAAGAAATTCCAGCAATTCGTCGATTACGTGAATGAAAACATGCCAAAAATAAGAGCTATCTTCCGCGATGCCATAGCCGGCATCGTTTATTTATTTGCGGGGTTCGGAGCTTCATCTTCAGACATGATGACTAAGCTCCAGGGCATGATGGGGAGCTTCAAAACGTGGGCATCTGAACTGAAAAGCAATACTGGTTTTCAAAGTTTCCTCGGCTACATTCGAGAAAGCGCGCCAAGAGTTGTTGATTTGATTGCGAACCTTACCAAATTCATTGTCAATCTGGGTATTGCACTTGCCCCAATTGGCTTAAAAGTGATGGACGTGGCAAACAAGATCTTCGAATGGATGAACAGTATGATGCAAAGTCATGCGTGGATCGGCAAAGTTCTGGCGATGACATTGATCTTTGGAGGAGCTCTATTAGCACTCGCGCCAAATATCGTCGCGCTGGTAACACTCTTTAGTGGATTCGGCACTGCTATTATGGGAGGGCTCGGTACAGCATTCAGATTCATAAAGCCTCTGTTCACTGATTTTGGGGCAACTATGACGAGAATCGGCACCTATGTATCTGGTTTCGCAACTAGAATACTTCCTTTACTAGCAAGGGGGCTTGCTGTATTAACTGGCCCAGTAGGAATCGCTATAGCAATTCTCTCGTTGTTGATTCCTGTCTTTGTCCGTCTGTGGAGAGAGAATGAGGCTTTTAGAGAGAGTGTAAAAAACGCCTGGTCTATTATCCAAAATATCTTCTCGACAACCGTGTCGTTCATTTCCAATATTGTCATGTCGGTGATAGGTTCATTAGTCTCCTGGTGGCAACAGAACCAAGGAACTTTTTCTGCTACAGCTCAAAAAGTTTGGGACACCATTTATACGGCAGTAGTTGCTGTCCTCTCTGGATTGTGGTCCATCATTAAACAGATCACTTCAAAAATTCAGGAAGTCTGGTCCAATCACGGTGCTGAAATAACTGCGGTGGCAAAATTCTTCTGGTCCACCCTTGTCGAATTGACCTCTAGATTTATATCTATCATTTTCGGGGCCATAAAGTTAGGGCTAGGATTGATACAGGGGATTTTTCAAGCGGTTTGGCCCCAAATTTCTGGGGTTGTACAAATTGCCTGGGCTCTTATCCAAACGATTGCAGAAGTTGGAATAAATCTTTTGTATGGGCTAATAAATGCCGGGATGTCCTTGCTTAAAGGCGACTGGGAGGGAGCTTGGCAATCTGTAAAGGAAACAGCATCTTCAATCATGGATTCGATAGTTAATACCTTTGCTGACATCGACTTATGGCAGATTGGTAAAGATATTATACAGGGTCTTATCAATGGTATCTCTTCTATGGCTTCAGCAGCTTGGGATGCTGTAAAAGGACTCGCTTCTAATTTGGTCGGTGCTGCTCGAAAAGAGTTGGATACGCACTCTCCATCCCGTGTATTCGAAAGTATTGGTGGAGACACCGTAATGGGGCTAGTAGTTGGAATAGGAAACAGAGCAAGCCGAGCTGTCGACTCTGTTAGATCTGTAGCAGCGGATATGACAAGAGCTTTCAATCCACAACTCGCAATGGCAGACATGCGCGCTTCGGCACGTCTAGATACTTCTATCAGTCGTGCAGATATGGGCGTAGTTCGTCATGCGTTTGCAGCAGAAATGGACTCGCTTGAAATTGAACAAGAAGATTTGGTGCTGATGGTCGACGGACGCGAGCTGGGTAAAGTTGTCGCCAGATCTGTTCAGGAAGAGAATGACGATTACGCAGATTTAGTGGCAATTGAGAGAGGAGGGCTATAGGAATGTGGATTACAGAAGAAATGAAGCAGGTTCTTAAGCCCTTCTCTATTCTGTTCAATGGCATTGAACTGACCGATTATATCATTCCACAAGAAGATTCAGGCAGGGAATTAATGGACCGAGAAATCACAACCATCAATGTTCCTGGTAGCGCAGGTTCAAGAGTAACGGGTACGCGAACACCTTCGCGGGTTATCGCACAGAAAGTTCTTGTGGCTTGTGATGATGCAAAAGAGCTACAGAAGAAACTCGAAGAACTGTCCGGCATTCTGCATACAGAGCTGCCGGTACCATTGAAATTTGAAGATGAACTGGATCGCACCTATTTTGCTATGTACGCCGGTGCGGTCCCTGGTTATAAGAAGAATGGCTTTTACACGGCCACCATTCAATTCATGTGTTCGGATCCTTATAAGTATGCGGATCCGATTGCATTCAATTTTGTAAATGGCGACGCAATCGTTCAAAACAACGGTACAGCTTCAGCCTTGCCGATTTATGAAATCGATGTTTTGGAGAATATCACCTTATTGGACATTGTGGGCCCTGATAAATATATCCGTTTGGGTGAACCTGCCCCGATCGACACGCCGAATTACGAACGGCAGACGCTCTTATTCCATGATTCGATGAGGAGCTTAGTCGGATGGACGGACGTGGCTAACGTGGACAATGGATATGTCACCGGCTCCATGGTTGCCACACAGGCAGGATTTGAGGCATCCAGTTTCGGCTCAGAAGTCCCGAATAGGAAATGGCAAGGTCCGGCCAAGAGGAGAACAATTTCCAACGGTCCGGTCCAAAACTTTCAAATGATCGCCACGGTGGAGCTGCTGAATGTGAATGTAGGGAAACAGACTGGAATGATTGAGATTTATTGTATGGATGCGAACGGAAATACCATAGCAAAAGTCGGAATCGAAGATATCATGCAGTCAATCTCGGAGATACAGGCGAAGTTTCAACTTGGGAATGTGGCAACCAGGAAAGTGCAGCATTACCGGACAGCGGATTACAAACCCGCATGGAATAATTATAAAGGCGTGTTGCGCTTGTTCAGGGACGGGAATCGATTCCGTCCTTATTTTGGTTTGGTGCAGCCGGATGGAAAACACGTCTGGGTTTCATCGGAGTATATGCATGTAGATGCAAGCAATCATTACGCAGCGCCCATCACCCATATACACGTGGCAATCCGTCACTGGCCATCAACAACACCCGCTGTGATGCGTGTGCGAGATTTGAAGGTATGGCGCTTAAATGACCCAATCGAAGGAACACCGTATATTGCCGTTGCCGGAGATAAGATCATCATCGATGTCCGGAATGGGCTTGTCCTATTGAACGGTGAAGAACGGGATGACTTGAAGGATTTCTTCAGTGATTATTTTGAGTTGCCGAAGGGACTTTCTGTTTTGCGGATCGAGCCATTTGAAAAAGTTTCGGGGAAAGTCATTATACAGGAGCGACGGCTATGACAAAGATATTAGCTTTAAATCATAAAACGGATAGGCTAACCGCTGAACTGAATAATCTCGGAGAAAAACTTTTTTGGCTGGACGAGCATAATCAGGAAAAGGCGGGAGCCCATTCTTTCACATTCACTATGCCCGCAGGAATCAAAGAGGCGAAGGCTTTCGGTAAACGTTCACGTTTTCTGATTCCACTTGAAGATAAGGGCTTCCAGGAGTTCATTGTCTTTAAAAGCACCACTTTCAATAAAAAGAAAGAAGTCAAAGGTACAGCAGCGTACAGCGAAATGGAGACGGATTATATCGTTGAGCCTGGCACATATACAGGAAAGGTGGATGAACTGGCTAACTTAGTTCTTCCCTTTACGGATTATGTGCTGGGAGTCTTTGAGGATATCCGGATCCGCACAATCTATGTTGAGGAGCATATGGGTGCTTATTCTTTTCTGACAAAAATAGCATCGGCTTTCGATTTGGAAATGCAATTCAGAAGCGAAGTGGCCGGAACAAGATTTACCGGTCGTTACCTGGATTATGTAAAAAAAATCGGCGCTGATCTAAAGAAAGAAGTTGTTTACGGCGTTGATCTGATTGATATGAAGATGACCGTTAATGACGACCGAATTGCGACTGCATTGATTGGTCTCGGACCAGAACGGGAAGATGGCACGCGTCTGACTTCTTATGTTGAAAATGAAGACGCCTTCCAGCGGTGGAATCGAAAAGGACGGCATATCACTCGAATCTATCGGCCTGATTCTGACCGTCAGGATATGTCGCAGGCTGAACTGGATCGGTACACGGAAACGGAACTGACCAAGCGTATTGCCTCAGTTGTCGAATACGAGATAACCGCAGCATCGCTGGAAAGGGAATTCCCACATGCGAAAATCCGTTATGGCAGTACACTGCGCGTGAAAAATCCAACTTTCAATCCGCCGCTATACGCGGACGCTCGGGTTATCGGTGTACGCCGGTCCATTGCTGATCCATCGAAGAAAATTTATGTCATCGGTGAAGTGAAGACTTACACCGAAGATGAGATTTACAAAACGTTCCGCCAACTGCAGGCGCAATACAAACTGCGCGTAATTCGTTCTGCAGAGAAGCCGGAAGGCAACCCAAACAAGATTTGGATTCAGATTACGGAAACGGGCTTGGAAGTGCCGCATGTCTGGAGTACTCAGCTAAACGACTGGGTGAAGATTGCTCCGACAACTGCAGCTGAAGTCGGTGCAGAAACGCCGGCAGGTGCTCAGGAAAAAGCCAATGACGCAGAACAGGTGGCTAAATACCATGCTGAGCAGAGGGATACCGAACAGGCGCAGATCATCAACCAGACAATCAATCAGACGCGCATTGACCTGGAGACGGATCTTGCGGCAAAGGCAGGGCTAACTTATGTAGACGGGAAATTTAGCTTGATTGACAGCGATTTGAGTACCATGCTTGGTGACATTAACTTGCTGACCGGCGACGTTTCCGGCATCACTTCCCGCGTCGATGGACTGCAGCTCACTGCGAGCGACTTGCAGACACGGGTCGCTGTGAATGAAGATGCACTCTTAGCCGGCAACGGCCGCATGATGACGATTGAAACCGATGTGAATGAGCTGGAAGGAACCATGTCCATGACCATTACGCAGTTGTCGAACCTGGACGGTAAAGTCACCAATCAGCAAGCGCAGATCAATGCGAATGCCAATGCAATTACACTGAAAGCAAGCCAAGCTTCGCTGGACACATTGACCGGCGAAGTCAGCGACATCAACGCAGAGCTTAGTGTACAGGCTGGGCAGATTGCGCTGAAGGCAGAACAATCGGCGCTAACGACAGTGGATGGCAAGGTGACCGGTGTCCGGAATGATCTGTCAACGCTGCAGGTGAGTGTGAATGGGATTTCTTCAAGTGTGATAAGCCTGCGAACGGATTTTGATGGGTTGAGTATTGGTGGGCGCAACTTACTTCTTAATAGTGAAATGGTGGGAGTAGCAAAAACTGAATATACTGCGTCTGGAACCGTAATTTTCAGTGCTAGTGCAACAGGTACAAAACCCATCATCTATCCTTCAACGAGGATTTATGAGCCTGGCGAATATATTTTATCTTTCTATAAAAAAACACCTGCTGGGTCATCAGGAGAATCATCTGTCCGATTGTCCACAGCAGCACCTGGAGGTTCTTTATCAACAAAGGTATATGCCGGGAGAAGCGAAGGAATTGGGCAGTTTACAAAAGTGGTATTTAAATTCAATTCTACAAGTGCTTTTATTATCGGATTACAAATCTATAATCATAGTTTTGGCGCGGTGTTTGATAATGAAGTAATTATTAAAGGACTGAAGCTGGAATTGGGTAACAAAGCAACTGAATGGACACCAGCTCCTGAAGATACTAACGCAGCCATCAACAGCGTCCAACAATATGCTTCAACTGTAAACCAGAAAGCCGATTCCATCATTTCCGATGTGACTGCTTTAACTCAGACCGTGGACGGCCATACTACTTCCATTTCAAATGCTCAAAGCAGCATTACTCAATTGTCTAACTCTGTTGCTTTAAAAGCCGAGCAAACACAGGTGACATCGATTGCCGGTCAGGTGACAAGTGTCAGCAATGATGTGTCCCAGCTGAAAGTGGATGTGACTGGCATCACTAGCAATGTTTCTAGTTTGCGGAGTGACTTGACCGGTCTGGAAATCGGTGGTCGAAACTTGCTTCGAAACGGTGATTTTTCAAATGGCGTCACCCATTGGCTAGGCATTGATGGTGGTATAAAGACCGATGGAGCAAGGAAATACATTACCATTGTCGGTACATTTGATATCTATCAGCATATACAGACAGAAGCAGGGCAAAATTACATTAGTACAATGTTTGTCAGAAAGCCAACAGCGGCATCAACGAATAGCCAAGTAATGATCAAATACAATGCGGATAATCAAGACACACTTTCCGTTGCAGTCACAAGTGAAAATTGGACGAAGATTACACTTAAGAAACCGGCCATTACAACCGGCTCTCAACCGTTTTACTTTCATACAAGAAATAGCTACCCAGTCGATATCGCAATGATAAAAGTAGAAAAAGGAAATAAAGCAACAGACTGGACGCCGGCACCCGAAGATACCGACACAGCAATCGGTGCAATCGGTTCAAGAGTGACTTCTGCAGAGACAAACATCACGCAACTGTCCAATTCTATTGCTTTGAAGGCAGCGCAGACCACGGTCGATAGCTTGGCTGGCCGGATGTCTACGGCAGAATCGGAAATATCGCTTCTTCCAGATAAGTTCGCTTCGAAAGTCAGCATGACCGACTACACTGGAAACAAAATCGCCTCACTGATCAACCAGACGGCCACCACTATTTCCATCCAGGCAAGCAAAATTAATCTGGTCGGCGCGGTGAATGTTCTTTCGGAAATCAGTGGGGAGCTCGGCAATATAACGGCCGGTACCATCAGCGGTGTCACTTTCACTTCTGTAATGGGAAAAAAGAGCTTCAACTTATCCAATGGCTTGGCGGAGTTCATCGAAGATCGGTCAGCTGCAGGTGTACCGCTGGAAACCCGGACGGCCATCAATGAAGATGGGATGAAGATTCAAAACAGTTCTTACAACGAAGTCGATTACACAGCTAATCTCACAGCTCAAGTATTATCATTCGCCGGATATCAAGGTTACCAGCCGACTGAATACGCGGCAGATCGCATTGAAATGTTGCAAGGTTCCACATCTGAATTCGGCATCTATCCGAATGCATCCCTAGCAACGATTCAGTCGACAGGTCCCATAGAACTGGTCGCGGGAACAAACAAGTTACTGCTTTTTGATGAAACGCTCCGGTATAACGGCGTGCCAATCGGCTTCTCCGGGAGTGAAATTCTCTGGACCGGTGCATTGTATCTGCGGGATGGGCAATCAGTCTATCCCACACGCACACTATCCGATTGTCCAACCGGCTGGATATTGGTATGGAGTCGGTACGTCAACGGGGCAGCGGCGGGAAGCGACTGGAACTTCACCATTATTCCTAAGATCTTTGCTGACTTTGGCGGGGGCAGCTGGCATGCATTGCCGGCTACTAATTCAAGCGCTACGGGTGTCGCTCCGCCGGTTGCTTATAAATATGTTTATGCGACCAACACCCGCGTATACGGGCATACCCGCAACGACGAAGGGACAGAATCGGGACAAGTATTGCGCTATGTCCTAGCATTTTAAAATCGAGGAGGAACCATTCATGCACGTAAAAATCCAATATTCTCAGCTGGCGAACGCCATAAACTTCCTGGAGAATATACCATTAAAAGGGCTGCAGTCCATCAATCGTACACGGTTCAAAAATCTCTTGCAGGAGCGCCTGAAGCAGGTCGCCGTGGAAGAAGTGGAGTTGATCAAGGAGCACACCGGCGTTGATGAAAAAGGGGATGCCAAGCGCACGAAGGAAGGCCATTTTGACATTAAGGATGTCCCGGCCTTCAAGAAAGTCCAGGAGGAATACTTCGCACAGCATTACATTGTTGACGGCGGCGATTCACTGGTAATGCTGCAATCGTTCAAGAAATCGTTGGAGGATTATGATGGCGAAATTGCTGGCAAGGAAGCCACTGCTTACGAGCATTTATATACAGCATTTGAAGAAGTCGCGGAAAATAAAGCGGAAAAAGGAGAGGGAGAACATGATGGAAACATTGAAAATTAATGTCAGCACAATCTCATTCACACAGGAAAACGGGGAACCAAAGGTGCATATCCGCTTCACGGCAACAAACGGACAGATCAACATGAATGGCCATGTTAGCGTGGAACAACAGGAATTTTTCGCAAATAGCGGTTCCAACGATGCAATGGTCGAGTTGGTACGGACAGAGCTTGTCGAATTGGTAAGTCCGACAACAACTGCGTAACAGAGAGTCAGAAAGCTTGTGGTAAGTGTGGGTGAAATGCATTGATGATGCGTATGTGAAAGTACAGAGGCAGAATTATGGTAGAAGAAAGGGACATGATTTTGGCGACATCGCAACTTTGAAATTGGTGCTTGACATGGGCTTGTGAATCGCTTTCGATAAGGGCAGAGAGAAATCTCTAATACTATGAAAGCAGGGATTTGATGAATATTTTGAAGCCGAAACAACTGGGGCACTTTGTAGGGGAACCGCAATTCGAGGAAGGAAAGACAACTGTATCATCGGAAGGGCGCGAAATTTTAAAGGAGCTATCCCGAATGCTGAATCATGGGTACGATGATTATTATGTTGGTTTATTGGATTCCTACGCTTATGTCGGTTTAATTGATTACTTGTCTGCGCAAGTTCGAGCGAAATTGATGAATGAAACAATTGACGCTCAGGAAGCTTGGACGGCATACGAAGTAATTAAGAAACTAAAGCCGACAATTCAATAATAAAAGGTATTTCCTATCCCCCTGTCGAATAAATCGATTGGGGGAAAGGGGAATGAAATGACCGTAAAAATCAAAGAAAGCTGGGTGCTTTATGACAAGCCAGAAGACCGCTGCATCATCCGTTTCAATCAAAACGGTTTGGAAGTGGTTCGTATCGCATTCAACTTCAGCAATCCGAAAAAGGATCATATTGGCGGAAGGCTGATGGATCACTTCCCAATTTCTGAAAGTGAGGAACGTCAGTATTTGCTGAGCAGGCGAGAAAGTGCCATGCAGAGGACGCGCAACTTGAAGCACGACTGGGAGTGATGGGGTGACGCGAAGGGAGACTTGTAAAGTTTTCGATTGCCAAATTCCAGTGCAGGCAAGGGCGCTGTGTATGAAACACTATCGAGCATTTCACCGGCAGCAAAAACATACCGATGGAATTGAAGTCAGGGAATACATTGTTCAAGAAAGCTTGAGAAAGAAAAGGCCGCCAATTGGGGCTGCACTATGAAATATAAATAAACTTAAGAGTACCCATTCTGGTGCTCTTTTTTCTTTGGAATTAATGTATAATTATTGAAAAGAGAATTAAAAAGGGGAAGCCAATGGGATATATTGTTGGGTTTATATTAATTTATATGTTTTATTCACTAATTTTTAATAGTTTTGAACCTTGGGGAGATTTAGGAGAAAAGATAGCTTGGATAGCTACTTGGCTTACAGTTTTTTGTTTTATGATTTCCGGATTTATAGGTAATAGAAAAAATAAAAAGTATCATGGGGAACAATTACTGTTAACTAAAGGGAGACCTCGTGACGAGCTTACTTTGAATTTTCAAATAGCTGCATATAAAAAAGGGTTGCTAGTCGATCAAAACTATCTCCCGTATAGAGTAATTGAAGATATTCAGGTCTTCAAAGGAACAATTACTGGTGGTCTTCTTCTTGGAATGCCGGTAAAAGAAGATGAATTAGTTATTTACTTGAAAGATGGTACCATAAGACATTTCATCGGAAATGATTTAGAGAAGAAGTATAAAAAAATCAGAAAGATTTTTTATAACTTTAATCGCTTTAATTAAGATTAATATAAGAGAAGCAGGAGAGTGTCCATAGGGCACTCAAGTCATTTTAAGTTATAGATAGATCCGAATCTTTGAATTCAAATTAAAGTGAGGTGATCAGAGAAAATGAAAAAAGGAATATTATTTTTAGTGATGTTAACTCTGCTTTTAGTAATGTTTGGATGTAGTAACGAGGTTCAACAGTTTAGAGATGGTGAGTTAAAATACGAAGGAACTGTTAACTCTGAGGGCATTCGTGAAGGGAAAGGTAAATGGTATCAGAATGGTATACTCGTCTATGAAGGCGAATACAGAGACGATTATCCGAATGGTAAAGGAATTATGTATGATAGTATAACTGGGAAGAAATCTTCTGAGGGAGAATATGAAGACTCTTATTTAATAAAAGGAGTAACGTATGATGATAATGGAGAAAATCCTACTCCATATCCATAAGATATGCACTTTAAACTTTGCACTCGCAAATTTAAGCCAATAAATAAAGAGCGCCCATTCGGGTGCTCTTTTTGTATGGAAGTAAAAATAAGATTTCGAAAGTCTATAAGTATGTTGGCAATTAATTTTCTCTAAAATAAAAGTAGTGCTTATTAATTAAAGGAAAAGTATAATGTACCTACTACATATTTTGGAGGTTTAATGATGGAAAACAGGTTGTATCGTCTAATTAATAATTTTGGATCACCATATTCTGACGAGAGAGAAACTTACTCTGATTATTTGGATTTTCAGGAAGCACTCAAGGATTACAAAGATATAATAGCAGATAATATTTCTATCGATCGAGCTGAGAGATATGAGATGGAGCCTTACTTCATTATTAGCGACGAAGCAGAAAGTAATCCTGGTGGAGAGTGGCGCTGGTGTCGAATGAGAACTAATGACGGAGAATTTTGTAATATAAGAATTGAACCAATCCAAGCGCATGAGGCTGAGTATTTTGCATCTGAAGACATTAAAGCAAAATATGATGCAATTTATGGTTTCGGTAACGATTCTACGAGTTTGTTCACTCGGTTGTTTAAGCGAAAGAAGTAGTTATTAATAAAAAATATATAAGTGATATTGATAAAACATATTTTCTAAAGAAGAGTGCCTATCTGGGCACTCTTTTTGTTTATCTAAAAGAGATATAAAAGTCAGTTTGCCAGGGGGTTGGAGATGACTGGAGGAGAAGACATGCCAACTACAACGGATGTGAGCATGAGGTTGATTGATGAAATGTCAGGTTTACGTGGAGATATTCGCGAAATCATGACGACGATGCGACACTTTGATGCGAAACTGGATCGCGTAAATGATGATCTCAAAGAGAACAAGGTTGCAGCATCAGAGGCAAAGACGTGTGCAGATGTTGCGGATGTAAAAGCGCAAAAAGCTTTGGATGAATCGGCAAGACTCGAAGGAGAAATTAAAGAACTGCAGACAACGGCTAAGGAAGCAGAAAAAGAACAACGTGCACAGAAACGCTGGCTATTTGCTACAGCAGTTCCAATAGTAGCATTGGCTATCGATTTTATCAGGCCATTTTTTAACTAATAGGAGGAATTAATAATGAAAATCAACTGGAAATTACGCCTACAAAGCTACCCGTTCTGGGTGGCTGTTTTTGGTTTCATCGGTTTACTCGTCGCAGATTCAGGAGTTATGGATGTAGGGCGGTATGAAACGTATGTAGAAGCCCTGATGTGGATATTGATTGCTGGCGGTCTTGTAGCTGACCCGACAACTAATGGATATACAGATTCAAGGCAAGCATTGAGATACGACGAACCCAAGAAGGATGTGGATGGAGAATGGTAAAAGCATCAGATTTTTTAGTAGCCATTGACGACGGACATGGACCGCAAACTGCCGGAAAGCGTACGCCATACATTCCTTCGCTCGGACGCTCTATCCGAGAAAATGAATTTAATGAGCCGGTGGCCAATAAGTTTGAAGCAGCACTAAAGCGATGTGGAATACGCACCATGCAAACGTCCCCAGGCGATTATGATATGACCCTTAAAACTCGAACAGACCGAGCTAATGCATCAAAAGCTAACTTACTTGTTTCTATTCACTTCAATGCTATGGGATACACTTTCGCATACTCTAGGGCAGAAGGGTTTTCGGTCCATATCCAGCCAACAGATAAGTCTAATCCAAATAGCGGGTCGTTGCGCTTCGCAAAACTGGCCATAGCAGAATTGGCGAAAGGAACAAAACAGGTAAATCGCGGTGTAGTTGGACAAAACCTTCATATGACACGGGAGACACACATGCCGGCAGCGTTAGTCGAATGTGGATTTATGGATGATCCAGAAGAAGCTCTACTGATGAGCAACCCTTCTTTTCAAAGCGAAGTAGCTGAAGAATTAGCTGCAGCTGTTTGTAAATACTTCCGAATAGCTTATGTTCCAGTCAAGGTACCAGAAGCGAAACCAGTTGAAAAACCAAAGGAGGAAGTTAAAGTGGCAGAGAAGAAAACAAATGAACCATCAAACTGGGCTCAAACAACTGTTAAGAAAGCGGTGGAATTCGGCATCACGGACGGCTCACGACTACACGATCCAGTTACTCGGGAAGAAGCAATTGTCCTGGCAATGCGTGCAGCTGGCCATGTTCCTAAATTAAAGTAAACTAAAGCCCTCAACCTTAACTGGAAGAGGGTTCTTTTTTACTGTTTTTTTATTCCTTCTGTATCTTACAAATGATAGTATATAGAAAAATAAGCAGGAGGGTTCCATCTTTGAAAAAGAGTTTATTGTTATCAGCTTTACTAATGTTAGCAGCATGTGGAAACGAAGAGACACAACCAGTTGAAGGCAAAGCCGACACGGAAAGTTCTATAACTTATACAGAAGAAGATGAAAAATTAATTGCTGAAGCAGTAGAGACAGAAGCTGTGGAAGAAAAAGAAGGAATAAATCTCCGTCCGGGTATTTACACGTTCGGCCAGGGTCTCGATGTAGGTCGTTATCTAATAAAGGCAAATAGTGGAGAAGAAGGGTTGGTCGCTTTTGAAGATTCAAGAGGTTTTTTAAAGAAAGGCGAGATGTTCAGACCTGGTATGGAGTTTGTCATTGTTGCAGGTGAAGATTATACTCTTGAAACAGAAATTGAATTACTTTTGATACCTTTAAAATGA